ACATCTGGCAAATTGCTATGTTTTGTCTGCCATACATCATAATCAATTTTCTTGGCATTAGCATCCTCACAAATGCCATCAACTATTTTCCATGCTTTTATCATTGCTCGACCATGAACCTCAATTTGACTACTGTTATTTTGCTCAATAGCAGTAAATAGTTTTTGTTGTTGTTTTAGGAACTTTGTTTTTAAATCCTTACCCACATATTTTAAGCAAGTATCATCAATTCCATATTTCTTTTCCATAATATCCGCAATATCATCTAAATGCTCAATTATGGTTCTTACTTGTAAGTAATCTTTGAACTTTTCGTTATATCTACCCATTTTACTCTCCACTAAGGATAATTAAGGATTACTGAGGATTTCATAACCCCCGTTTCTGCTTCCTCAGGTATGATATTTCCCTTAGAGGTAGAAAACCCTCTAAGGAACAAAATATTCAACCTGACAAATCCATGCAGGACTGAGGAACACTGAGGAACACTGAGGAATTTAGCACTCATTTTTATAGCTGGTACCATTATTGTGATTAATGCTATTTTGATCATGTTCCTCAATATTATCCACCTCAAAATGCAAAGATAATTGAAAACATTGCTCACATAATCGCATACCTTTATTATTCATTATATACACCGTTTTTTTTAAGTTACATCTAACACATAATTCATCCATTTATTTTCTCCATTGTCCGTATGTCATATAAAGACATATTATAATTATTTATTCCCGTATTATATTTAACATCATCTTTTTTAATTAATTTATTCCTTTTAAATTGAGTGTAATCAACATGATGATGCCACCGATTAAATTTCCAAACTACACTTGCAACATCTGGATGCATTTTAGCTAACATTACAGATTTATTCTTTGTACCCTCTTCTGCATAAAATTCTTTAGTATTTCCTCCAGATAATCGTTGTGTAGTAGCTTTTTCTTGCAAAAATGCATTAAATTGTATTGTGCAAAGACCATCTTTTAAAACTCTAAGAGATAAATCAGTATCCTCATTATATCTACCTCTCCAACGATATTTACAGTCATTTTCAATCAAAAGACATGAATAAATGCGTGTATTTGGTAAAAAAGCAGGGTAAATCTCACTTGCAAAGCAAAATTTACAATAATTTAAGCCTGAAATAGGAACATTTGTAAATCTATCAACAAAATCCTCACTTGCTTTAAATAATGCTCCAGAATTACATATATTTTTGGCATTTCTATTAAAACGATAGAAATTATAAATATTGTCATCCATGACCCAATGTTTTTTAGCACCTATGGAAATGGAGTGATCCCATGCAAAATTCCTAGCACCACCTGGACCTTTTGATTTTTTATCTCCTAAATCATCAAAAGTATCATAGTTTTTAAGATAATTTGGGTCTAAGATAAGAACCTTGTCTTTTCCTACCTCATTGACGTAATTTTGGTACTCTTGTTCCTCAACTACTAACCAATAAGGTAAACCCATACGATCTAATGACTTTGACGTTAGACGGCTGTCCCAACGACCTTTAGACACAATGTAAATGGGATATTTTGGTTTCATTTTTCACCCCACTTACATCCGTTGCGTAAATATTCTGTATAATCACAATAATCACATTGTAGTTTTTTATTATTTTTTAAAGTTTGCCGTCTTACTTTTAGATATAATCCACAAGAACACCTGCACACATATAATCTTCCGTTAGCTTTAGTGTTTTTTGTTGGTTTAAATTTACTCTTTTCAATTCTATCAAAATCAAGTTTTTTTATAGCATCATCAAAAAATGATGCCATTGATGTACCATATTTTTTTGAAAACTTTTCAATTGCTTTTGATGGCAATATATCTTTGCCATTACCATTATATCTAGCACCACCAATAACAGTTAATCTACCAAACTTTTTTCCAATAAATTCTTTAATTTTTACCCATGCTTGAGGATTAAGTTCATCAAAATGTTCCTTAGTTATGCACTCTGGTTTATTTCTATAAACATTTTTAATCTCTTTTTCTGGAGTAAAATGACTATTATTACCAAAAACAACTTGTGCCGCTAATCTGTTAATTGGTCTATAGGTTTTGTCAATTTTATCTGTCATATCAAAACCAATAGTTAATAAATGTCATAACCATTGCCCATTTGTAAGCAACATAAATACCAAATACTGCTAAACAAAAAACTATCCAAAAAATGATAATTATAGCTGGTGGTTTATTATTCATTTTTCTCTCCTTTTTTCACTTCATCATTATCAAAATATCTTTTGCTATGATGATCATTAAAAATAAGTTTAGGATGCCATATAGATTTTGTTTGCTCTGTAACATTTTGATTTATTTTTTTGCCAAAATCTAACAAATCATCTTTATTTCTAAACCGACATATAATAGTATATTCTGCTTCAATTTTTTCATGTGAAAACTCTGGCATATCCTGCCATAATTCTTCCCATTGTTCTGGCATATCAAATAATGCCATTTGTTCATCTTTATTTGGCATTTTGCACCCTCTTTCTTAATGATGAACTGCTAAAGTTATGTTGACGTTTAAAAAAATAGTTTTTGTGAATATCTTGCCCTGTAAAAAATTGATCTTTATATTCATCACCTAAAAATCTAATATCAATAATTTGGCTCTTTAAAAGTTCAATAAGTTCATCTTCAGTTCCGTATGGTATAATTTCATCAATCCACCTAACTGCTTTTAATTGAACCCATCTTTCATAAACAGACTGCACTGGTTTATTTTTGTGTTTTCTGTCAAATGAGGGGTCTATTTGCAACCCTACTTTTAAATAATGACAATGTTGTTTGCATTGTTCAAACATTACAATGTGACCACTATGTAATAAATCAAATGCTCCACAAGTGAAACCAAATCTCACTTTAACTATTTCCATTTGTTTTCTCCTATACTTGTACCCATTTTTTTACCTGGAATGTGATTAAGATAATTTTTTTCACATAATATTTGCCGATAACGTCTAATAGTTACAATAGAAATATTTGTTAGGTCACGAACCCTCTCTAAAGAGGGTGCATAACCATTTTTTTCTATTTCATCTACATAACACTCATATATTTTTTTCTCATTTGGACTGCTAAACATCCTTTTTCTCCGTGTAATTATAATCAGATTTAATAGTTAATTTTTTTGATCTTTCTTGTCTGGCATCTTTAGCGGGTACAATTTTTTCTGGTTGTGCCTTGTAATTCCTAGTTTTTCTTTCAACCCTAAAAATTTCCTCTCCTAGACCACTATTATTGTATAAAGTTGCAACCTCATGTAACCCCATAATATCCATTATTTGAGTTTCATAATCAGACCTAACTTTTTCAAGTTTTTTTATCTCTTTCACAACATTATAAAAACCAAGTGATAATTTTCTATGTGTATTAAGATCAACAACAGGTAAATCACTCTCACTTTTGGGATATGCATCAGCTGCATCATTTGTTGATAAAGATGGGTAATAGTCTGGCCCTTTTAGACGTTTATAAAAATCCTTAATTTTTTCACCAATTTGATCTTGAATGACTTTATCCCGTTCATACATGAAAACTTTTAAGCTAGAGCCACGGTATAAGACTGCTAGAGCCACCCATTTTGCATTTGGGTAACAATATAGTTGACCTTGAGTTTGCAATACTCCACGGTCAAGAGGTGGTTCATCTTCTATTCCATGTTGAGTTGTTTTACACTCAATTATAAGATTTTCTTCTTCTTCTAAATCAGCCATTTTTTGACCTTGTGGAAATGAAATAATATCATCTGGAAATATTGTTTGCTTTTTCTTTGAAAATAAAATTCCATCTAAACTACATTCAAAAAAATTCTCATAACCATACACATCTAAAATTGAATCATTATATCTGCAATTCATTTGATCTGCCACTTTTTTAATAATGACAGGCTCAAGTAAATTACCCCACTCTGTAAATTCATTACCATTAAATTTTGGTAATGGTTCATAATCAGAATGTTTCATATTTAAGTGTGATCTTAGTAAAGCATTTCTTGTAGTGTATTTGCTAAGACCCCATAAAACAGGTAATTTACTTGCAGTTATTAAATCATCTCTTGTTATTTTTCCGACCATTTTTTTCTCCTATGCTAAAATTATAATTAACCAAATGATGATAATTGAAAATGTTAAAATACCCTCAATTAGAGTTGTAATAATATCTCTCATTTTATTTTACTCCTACCATCCATGCCTATAATATCTTTATCCAAAACATTATTTTTATAAGCTTTATATTTATCCCATAATTCACTTAATTCTTTATCAATTTTTTCTAGTTTCATACCCATGTCAAAAGTTAATCCACTATTCTTTTTTATTGAATTTTCTTCTAAATCTTTGATTTGTTGAAAAGCAAATTTAAGATTAGTAATAGCATTTAAATGATATTTCTGACCAAATGCATCTGTTTCATTTGTATATCTGCCATAATCTTTAATCTTGTGCAGTAGTTCTCGCATTTCCATAAGAACAACATGACCATTTTGAAATTCTTTTATGCGTTCTCTGTCAAATTTTTGAATTAAATCTTCCATAATTTCGTATGGATTTTTTAAATCATTTCCATTTTGACGTTCTAAATTTTGATATGCATAAAAATTATATTCTGACATTGGACTAGTGTTAGAATATTTTGCTCTTGCAAATGCACCTAACAATGCACCAAATATTTTTTTATAATTATTTATAGCTGTCATTTTTTTTCTCCTTTTTTTCCCAATATTCATTTTCACCTTTAATATCATCTCTCCAGCCAGGACTTTCAGTATCCCAATATTCGTGATCCTCATAAGAAACAATAAAATCAAAACCTTTAATTTCATTTTTTGTTCCTTTATATGCAAACTCTGATTTAATAAACGGTATCACTCCTTTTAGGCTACCCTCATAACAAATAGACATACATTGTGTACTATCAAAACAATGACCGATTGGTGGACAAAAAGTAAAATCCCATTCTCCACCAAATTTGCCATACATAAATGTTACTCTATGCTTGTCACAAATTTCTTTTAACTTATCTAAAGTTTTCATTTTCTCTCCTTATCTTGCCGTACTATTTTCTATGTCATAAACGTATTCAGCCATCCAAATCATACGCAAATTGTCATTTTCAAATTCCATATTTTTAGCTTTTGCATAAGCAGATTGCAGATCATTTAATAACCAAGATTTTTCAAATCTTACATTTTCTAAATACTTTATTGCTTGTTTAATGTTCATTTTTCTCTCCTTTATAATGGTAAACCAAAATTATCCGCACAAACTGGACCATAACCCCTGCTAATGCTGTCTTTTCTATCAAGTATTCTACCACACATTGAGCATCTACCCTGCTCTCTGCCATACTTTACGGCTGATTTATGGGGGTCTTTTGCTATATCTTGCAAGAACCCTAAAACATTTGATGGAGTGTCTTTTACATCATAAAAATCATCATTGATAATCTTGCCATAATAAATTCCATCATTGCTTTTTACATACAATCCACCAAAATTTCTTGAACCAACTTTAGCTTTAGAAATAATAATATTTTCAAATCTAAATTTAGGATTAATTACAGATGGATTAATATTTTCAAATAATGTCATTAATTTGGTTAATGGAACTTTACCTTTTGGAGTTTTTATTTTTTCTCTCCAATTAGCTTTATCTTTTTGTGTCTGCATCATTTTATATACAGCTTGAGTTTGCTTTTCTGTAAGCTGGTCATATTTCATATAATTTTCTAGCAAACTTTCAGCAAAAGATGACCACTTAGCAAATTCTCTTAATTTAGGAATTACAAGTGGATGTTCGTCTGTAAACATTTTTTTAGCTTTTAAACTCCTAGCAATTTTTTGATCTTTTGCTTTTTTTCTAACTTCGGGTGATGTAGTAAAGTGACCTTTACCCTTACAAGATTTGCATTTATTAACGTATGTTTTAAAACCCCTCATATGAGAACCATATGATTTTTTAATTTCACCACTTCCCCCACAATTCATGCATGGGTAAGTTGGTTTAGGTGCATCTTCTACTACAATAGGCTCTTCTAAGGTTTTTAAAAATTCTGTAAAATCATCCATTTTTCTCTCCAAAAAATTGTGGGGGTTTTTACACCCCCATTAAAATTAGCTAACGTCTAATCTACTCCAATAACCATAGACACATCTTGTTCCATTTCTTGAGCAATCAAATGTGTCAAAAAGAATACCATCTTTAACGCAAGTTAAATGCTTAGACAGTCTAACTATTAGAGTGCCTTGAGGTAATTCATCTTTTATAAGGTGTGTTTGACAACCACTACCTATAGACATTGTAGAGGTAAATCTAAAACCTAAACCATTAAGAAAAGATTTAGCAATAGGTGGATAAACACCATTTCTAACAGTAATGACTTTTTGTTTTCTAAGTTTCTTAGCATAACGGTCATTTTTTTGAATTGCATATGTTTTTGACCATTGTACAAGGCTGTCATAAATTTCCTTGTAGTCATAATTAGTTGCATTGCAGATTGCTCTAACGACACAATCATTACTTGAGGATTTAAAATATTGGCTCCTGCCACCATCTGATAAATTAAGTTCCATTATTTTGCTCCTTTCTTATCATCTTCTAATTTTTGAGCTGCAGCTACTAATATATTTAAGGGGGTAAGATTACCATGTAGGTAATAGAAACATCTTGTAAAAGTTGTTCCATATTCATTAGTAACTCTATGGGGTTTTGCATAAACTGGTAAATAATTAAAATGCTTACCTACCTCTATTGCTCTATCAAATTGTGCTTTTCTAAGCTTAAACATTTCCTCAAAAGTTTTAATAACTTTATTTGATATATCTTGCTCTTTTTGTGTCTTAGGTCTAGGTTTAACAACCTCTATATCATTTTTATAAAGATTTCTTTTTAGAACTAATTGCTGAAGTAATTTTGCATTTTTTGTATTACCAGAATTAGGAGTAACAAAAATATCATAATGCTTTTCTAGTCTAACTTGATGTAAAGACATAGGAGCATCTGAATATTTGCTATAAACTTTACATTTGAAATATCCAGTTTCATCACTCCAATTACAATGAGGAACATAACATTCTCTTAAAATACTTACTAAGATGCTATAGGCTCTATTTATATAATCTAAAGCATCTTTTTTTCTTGATTGATTAGCAAAACAATAAGAATTGCTGTCCTCATTATAATACAATTCTTTTCCTGCATGATCTAAATGATCCCAAAATCTTGCATAAGATTTAGTAAAAAAATCATTAGCATATTTGTCTTTTTGCTTGTCTTTATACATAATATTTCTCCTTTTTTAAAACTAACGTCTTTGACGTTAATCTGTTTTTAAAAGATTGTCAATAGTTTTTTGAAAGAAAGTTGAAATAATGTTGAAACTATTATTATTGGTTTAAATATTATAACACTATTACTTTAATATTATAAAACTATTGTGGAAATATAATGGATAAAAAGAAAACACAACTTTTATATTTAAACAAAAAGATTTGTGATAGTTTAAATCAACTTGCAAAAAGATATGATCTATCTATGTCAAGAGTTGCCGAAATAATTCTTAGAGATGGTATAGAGAATATTAAAAAAAATGGAGTAGGAAAATTAAAAATTGACTAGTTCAGCAAAAAGAAAAGGTTACACTTTAGAAAAAAATGTAGAAACATTTTGGAAAGATTTAGGAGTACCATGCAAAAGAATATTAGGCAGTGGTGCTTTTAAACATTACTCAAAAAATTTAGCTTCAGATGTTAATTTAAATGGGTATAAAGTTGAGTGTAAAAGAAGAAAAACTGGCACAGGTTTTATGAGTTTATATAATTGGTTTAAGCAAGATGATGCAGATATTTTGGTACTGCATTCTGACCGTCAAGAAAGATTATATGTCTTTAAAGAAAGTAAAATAGCAGAAATTGTAAAACCCATTTGGAAAAAGGAGAAATAAAATGGATTTAGGATTAACAGGAAACAGTGAAAAACTTAACTATATAAGTTTTAAACCATCTATTAATGCATGGTTTTCAAATATGGAAATTGATGATGCTGGTGAAATGGTTGAAATAGAAATGGGGGATAAACCATTATTATTAGATATTTCATCATTGAAAACAGGATGGATTAAAATTGAAAAAGGAATGGCACCAGATTGTGTTTGGGATGAAAAAAGAGGTGATAGAAAAGATAGTGATAAACCTAGTGATAATCACAAAAGAGGTTTTTCTATAAATGCAATGCGTAAAATTTCACATGGATGGTTACAATGGCAAACTAATGCAGTTGGGTCTAACATGGGATTACAAGATTTATTATCTAGTGTTTCTAAAGAACATGGTGAAAATACATTTTCAAAAAATTCTGACAAAGTTATGAAAGTTAAATACACTGGTTCTAAAATAAATAATGAGGGGGTAGCCACAACTAGAATACCTCATTTTGAATTTGTGTCATGGGTTGATGATCCAACTCAAGATGACAAAAGTTTAGCTGATGAAAAAGATCAAGCTAAAGATGTTAATGAATTGTCATCAAAAACAGATGACGAGCCTGAATTTATTTAACATCAAACTTAGGGGGTAATTTTTACCCCCTCTTTTTTTATGTTTGAAAATTATGCAAAAGATATAGCACTAAAACTGCTTGGTGAACCTAATCCTAAACTTTCTAAGGAAACCGAGTTGCGTTTTGGCTCATTTGGTTCAATGTCTGTTGATCTTGAAAAAGCAACTTTTTACTGCCATGAAACTGGAACTGGTGGTGGGATGGTGGATTTAATCAAGTTCAAAGAAAAGAACCCAAAAGAATTTTTAGATGAACTAGGCATTAATGAAGAATTTAAAGAAATACCAAGATCAACTATGTCTGTTGTGGCTAGGTATTCTTATAAAGATGTTGATGGTATTGAGAGTTATGAGGTTATAAGATACCACCCTAAAACTTTTAGACAAAGAAAGTTTGATAGAGCCACAAATAAATATGTAAATGGGTTACAAGGTGTAATTCCATTACCTTATAATTTACCTCAAATATTAGAAAGAAAAGATGAAATTGTTTATATTTGTGAGGGTGAAAAAGATTGTGATTTTTTAATGAGCAAGGGGTATCTTTCCTCTTGTAATAGTGGTGGAGCAAATAATTGGAAACCCCCATTAAATGAGCATTTTACAGGCCGTGAGGTTGTAATTTTACCAGACCTTGATCAAGTTGGAATAAAACATGGGGATTTGGTAGCTAGTGAACTACAAAATTTTGCAAAAAATATTAAGATAGTTAAATTACCCGTTGGAGAAAAAGAAGATGTTTTTGATTATTTTAATGGAATAGGTGATGATTACAAATTTAAATTACTTGTTGATGATGCTCCTTATCTAAATGAAATAATTGAAAAACCTCAACCATTTGTAAAATGGAAAACTATTGATCCTTTTCTTTTACCTAGAAGAGAATTTTTATTTGGTAATTTTTGTAGGGGATATTGTAGTTTAACAGTTTCTCCAGGTGGAGTTGGTAAATCAACATTAGCACTTTCACAAGCAATTTCTTGTGCAACAGGTAAGAATTTTTTAAACGTACAGCCCGAAAAGATTTTAAAATGTGTATATTACAACAGTGAAGATCCGTTAGATGAACTACAAAGAAGAACTTTAGCAATTTTAAAGCATTATGAAATAGATCAATCCGAGATAGAAAATACTCTATATCTTGCGTCTGGTAGAGATATTGATTTAGTTTTAGCAGAGGGGATGGATGGGATTATAAAAGAAGATGCATTTGAAACAATTGAAAGATTTTGCCTAGATAATGAAATAGATATTTTATTTCTTGATCCTTTAGCAAATATGTTTAGTGGTTCACCAGAATCAAATGAGGTATTTAAAGATTTAGGAAAACGATTATCACAATTAGCAGATAAATGTAAAATTGCTATTGAACTGATCCATCATACTAGAAAACTTAATGGCAGGGAAAGTAATGTAGAAGATGCTAGAGGTGGTAGTAGTTTAGTAGCCGCAGTAAGATCAGCAAAAAGTTTATCACCTATGGATAAAGAAACTGGTTTAAAATTAGATTTAGACCATACAAATTATTTTTCTGTCAATGATGGCAAATCAAATTTAAGACCTTTAGAAAAACAAACATGGTTTGAAAAGCATCCAATAGAATTAAATAATGGTGATAGTGTAGCTATTATAAGACCGTGGGAATGGCCAGATGTTTTTCAAGGTGTAACAAAAGAGCAGGCTAAAGCTTGTCAGCATAAGATAGCAATGGCAGACCCACCTTGCAAACATCATATATTATCAAGAGATTGGGCAGGGTATCTTATTGCCGAAGTTCTTGAATTAGACATTAAAAAGAAAGCAGATAAAAATAAAGTAAATGGAGTTATAAAAGGATGGATTGAAACAGATGTTTTAAGAATTGATGAAATACATGATAGTCGGCAAGGTAAAAAAGTAAAAGTTATAATAGCAGGAGAAAATAGGATGGTGGTAAATGAGTAGTGTAGCAACAGGCACAAAAGTTTTATTATTTGCATTACTTGAATTTAATTCATTTGAGCAATGTAATAAAGCAAGAGAAATATTATTTCCAATTGGTCATCATAATTTAATTTATGAATGTCAATGGCATAATCATAGCAGTGTGTTTTATTTTAAACATTCAGAAAAACATACATTTTTTTCTAAATCACCTTTACCTAGACCAAAGATTTTAGAATACCATACAAATGTTCGTTGAAACAATCTTGAAAGTTTAGTTATGAGGAAAATGTGTTACTATATAATTTGTAACAATTTTTTCTCCAAACTACCCCTTACTATCTCTCCCTCTAGTAAGGGGTTTTTTTATCTCAATGCTTTTATAAGATCATCAATAATACCAGCATTTCTATCTGGTGCAATTGGCTGTCCCATTATACTTAAATCACTCATTTTTGGACTATCTTCTTCTCTTGTTGTTTCATAATTAATTGTACCTAATAAACCAGTTCTTCTATTTATATCTTTATTTCTTTGAACTATTTTTTGAGGATTTGTAACTAATTCTCTAAATAAATCACCTTGAAATTTTGAGGGTTGTGATGTGATCATTTGAGCAATTCTTTCTGCATCAACCTCACTATAATTCCTATCTAATAAATAATTTTTTAATTTTCTAAATCCTAATAATCCAACATTTGCCAATGTACTTCCTTGAGTAGCTAAAGCATCTAAAGTATTTAAACCTCTTTCCGCATTAGTTGCTTGCAATGTTTTAAGATTTTGTGCAGTTGTAGAACCTATTTCAGTATTTTGCCTAGATAATAAAGCATTAGCTGATTTTCTAGTTTTTTCCAATAAATCAATTTTAGATTTTTCTGGATAAAATTCATTTATAATTCTATTAATATCATTTTCTGGATCACTTAATCCTCTTATTAATCTATTCAATTCTGCTACATTACCATTTTTTGCTCTTTGAAAAGCATTTTGAATTTCTTTAGCTAAAGCAACTCTATATCCCTCTTTAACAAATCTTTTGTCAGATGGAACTGATACTTGTCCTAAATCTTTTTTATACCTTGCAAATACTTCATCAACTTGAGAACCTTGTTTTCCTAAAATTCCTTTCATAATTTGACTTGATTGCTTAACCTCTTCTAAAGCAGTTTTTGATGATCTTGCTAAATTAACATTTGGAAAATTATCATCAATCTCAGTTCTAATTGGAGTAATATTTTTTTCTCTAAAAGTTTGCTGACCAAATTGATCTTTTTTTGAAAAACTTAATTTTTTTAAATATTGATTAACCGATTCAATTTCTTTTAATGTTGGTTGATGATTAAAACTTACAACTGTTCTACCATCTATAGTTTTACTTGTTATTGGATTTTTTAAAGTTGTATCAAATTCATTTCTTAAAAAAGTATTTACTTTTGAAATCATCTGTGGATTTCTTTCTAGCATACCTTTGTATAATTTTTGTAATGTTACTGTTGGCACTGCTTTATTTCCAACTTTTGCAGGGTCTAATGAACCTTTATAGTTTTGATTAACTTTGTTATATTGTTGTTCTATTAATTCATCTGTTTTTGATAAATAATTTGTGTAATCATATGGATTTCTAGTACCAATTAATCTTTCAGGCACAAGAGAGGTTTGTAACTCATTAACTAAATCCCCTGATTGTTCCAATAAATTTTTCTTTGTGTTTGCATTAACAATATTTTTTGCTGTTGTACTATGTTGCATTGCAACCTTTTTTGCTAAATCTGCTACACTTGGAGCAACATCAATTAAAGGAACATCATCTATAATCATTCTTTTTATTGCGTCGTTCAAGGTCATTGATTTTTCTCTAGCATATCTTCTTATATCATTAACAATTGCTAGACCTTTTGTTTTACCCATTGTTTTGTAAATTTGATTAACAAATGGAGTAACAATACTACCAGATAATTTACCTGCTAATCCGCCAACTGGTGCCATTAACATTCCTAAAATACTACCTCTTAAAAAAGTATCTGCATTTTTGTCAGAACCTCTTGCTTCATTGTAAGCAGTTATCCCACCAATCGCAGCACCCTCTACAGAATAAAGTGTTCCAGCTCTAGCTAATTGACTTAATCTGCTACCACCTTTTGCAACAATATTTGCACCTGCACCAACAGGAATAAGAGCAGTACCAACTCCACCAGTAATTCTACCACCCATTAAAGATTTAGGGTGCGTTTCTTTATACATATCAATTTGGTTTCTTATTCTAGCTAATTCATCTTGATATGTTGCATCATTTTTAAAAGTGGATGTTAATAAAGCTTCAAGTTCATCACCTAATTCTAATGTTGCACCTTGATAAGCACCCCTGCCAAAAGCACCTAAAGCAGTATTACTTTCTTTTATTTTTTGATTTTTAAAATATTGATCTGGTTCCATTTTATTACTGCTCCTTTTATGAAATACTTAATAAATTTTCTATAACTACTCCAAGCTTTTGTCTTTGATCTTCATTTAAACCAGTGGGGTCATTATACATTTGAATTAAATCATTAATTGTAAAATCCCTGCCAAGATTTATTGATGGATCTTGCCTAAATACACCACCCTCAACTAAAGCTTGATTGATCACATTAGTTTCTAAATTTAAATTTCTTAAACTATTTAATTTTTCTTGTAATGCTGTAAATTCTTCGGTATTTCTACCTTGTAAACTTGTAGAATATTCTTCAATTCTTGCATCTGCTTTATCCATTTTTTCTTGATTAAATGTCATTGGGTCAATAATTATATTACTAACGTCAAGTTGACCACGACCAGTTCTGTCAATAACTCCACTATATTCATTTACATAACTATCATATTCTGCTTTCTTGCTAGTAAGTAATGTTTTAGATGCTTTTAATATAGCATTTCTTTGTGTATCAGTTAATGACCCACCACCTTGCAATTTATTAAAGACTGCACCTATATATGCAGGAACACCACCTATTTTTTCAGCAGTTGCATATTCTGTTTCTCTTACAACAGAATCAGGGTCTAATAATTTCATGTACCTAAAAACTATAGCAATATCACTTGCTGGGTCTGGATTAAGTATTTTATCTACCATGCCATCATAAAAACCCACCATCATTCTATAATCTTTAACAACTTTGTTTTTATTAAATTCACCTCTAAGTTTATATTCTCTATCAAACATTTGATTATTAGTTTTATACATTTCTGAAAAAACGTCAGATACATCCATACCTGCATTAAGCTGTGCCATTAAACTACTTTTCATCGGACCGTCAGGTAATGATTGTATATAAGACATTGCTTTAGCTTTATTTCTATTAAGTGTTTCTAACTCTTCTTCTTTTTGTTGCCTAACCATTATAGCTTGATCAAGAGTCGGACTTGGGTTTGTTGTCATTTGGTTAAATCCCATTGCAAGATTACCCCAATTTATTTTCCCATCTTTATTTCCTAATAAACCACCTGTTGCTTTTCCTAATCCACCTACTAACTGATTTATTAAGCTAGGTCTTTTATTATTAGTTTGTTGATTTTGCATTTGATTTTGACTGAAATAATCTTGTCCTAAATTATTAACCATGTTTGTAAACTCTCTTCTTCTTTCTAAACCTTTTAAATAACCCTCTAAAGCTTTTCTATTTTCTTCATTCTCCATTGTAAAACCAGGTATGTTTCTGGGATCTGCTCTATAAAATGCTTTTTCAACTGCATCCGATAAACTGCCAGGAGAACTTAAAGCATTATTTTCTATTAAGTTTAAAAGATTACCATGTTGAACATAAGATGTAGGGTCTTTGTAATCTGAATCAGATATTTCTGCTAACAAGAATTTTAACTGTGCTGGCAATGTATTAAAATCCATACCATAAGCATCACTAAAAGCTTTTAATTTATCTTGCCTGCCACCTCTCCATTGACTAGACCCATAAGCAAATCTTCCTTTATTATCTAAAGGACTTTTTGCCATTGGGTTTATACCTCTATCCATACTGCCAGCACTTTCAACTAACATATTTCCAACATATGCAGATGCTAAATCATACGGCATACCATTTGCCATTAAAGTATTCATTGCTGTTATTATTGATGGATGTACTTGCATTTTTAAATCCTACATTCTTTGCATTGCCAATAAAGTAAGGTAATTAAATAATCCAGGCTGTGATCCTGTAGTTTGAGTTGTTTGAGATGGAACAATTCCTAATGCAGATAATAATGCTCCTAAACCTTGTTGCCCTGCACCTGTAAATCCTCCAAATTGTTGTTTAGCATTTTCTACTAATTGTTGCTGTAACATTCTCTGAGCTTCTGATCTATTATATGCTTTATCATCTAATGTATTAGCCATGCCAAAACCCATATTAGCTAAACCAGATAAAGCACCTGCTCCTGCCATTTGGTTTTGAGCCGCAGACAATCCCATTTGATTTTGTGTATTAAATTGGTTCATTGCTTGATTAAAATTTTGCATATTAAGATTTGACGCAAGTTGACCTGCTTGATTTGCAAAAGCTTTATTAGTTAAACTATCAGCAACTCCATGACGGCTACCACCGTATGCTCCTGCTTGCATTGCTTTTTCTTGACCAGTGTTTATAGCTTTTACTCTAGCATCTTCTAAATTATTTAAAGATTGATCTATAACTTGAGAGGTATATGGGTTCATAAATTGATCCATATTTTCTTGATTGAATTGCATTGGTTTATAGTTCATTGCATTTGTCATTCCCGTTTGGGATTGACCAAGAGTATCAACTACTTGATTATAAACATTGTTTCCTGCTGTTGCCATATCTTACTCCTATGTGCTTATTACATCATCCCAATCTGACTGCTCAATTTCTGCTTCATATGAGGATTGATTTGTTGGAATATTTACTGAATTATCTACCACCCCTTGATCAGTTGGATAATCATAACCTCCAGTCATGTAATCAACAAAATCAGTAATAGGGTTATAACTTGTATCTATACTCATTGTCCCAGGGTTCCCAGATCCAAAAAATCCATATTCACCAGTATCATTACTATTAGGCACAGGTGGAAAATAATTATCATCATCATTGCTATTATTTGAACTAGGTTGCACAGAAACAGGCATACCCGTAACAGGATTAGTAGTACCCACTGGACTAGCCATAGGAACTTCAGCAGTTTGTTGTTCTATTCTTCTAAATAAATCAGGATAATTTTCTTGTAATTTATTTAATTGATCTTTGTATAAATCATAAGACCTAAAACCAGTCATGCCATTTTCTGTTACAGTTGGTGGCATCATGTTTCCAATTGGGGTCATACCAAAAGCAGATAAAGCACTATTGGTATTAGCATTTATATTCGGATCTTGAGCAACTACATCAATGCCCATAAACGGAGCATAAGGTGTATTTAAACCTTTTGCTCTTGAAATAGCTTCTTTAATTTCATCTTCCTGCCATTTAGGAATTGTTTGAGTTACTGTTTGTGTTCCGCCTTTACCACCTGCCATTGTCAAATCTCCTTATAAATAGTTGTCTGTGCTTCTTTCCATCCATGATTTTTTAATGCTTTTACCCATCCTTTTCTACCAGATATAGTAAGTTCTGTGCATTTAAGTTGCTTTGCCCATGCTATTACACTTTCATGCATATCTGTTAACTGATTCATTTCCCCTGCCCCCAAAAAAACATGGCAAACTTTCTTTTTAGGATATTCCAATATTTCTGTGACCAAACATCCTTTTTCTGCTGGCCAAAGTTGGTATTTTCGTTCTGCAATACCTTGAAATATATCCACCAAATCATGCGTTCCTCCGCTGTGTTTTAAAGCTTGTTCTATCCAATATCCACATTTATTTATATTTTCCATTATAATGCACTTGCAGTTAAAACACCTAAATCACTTACCTCAAGTTTAAACCTAGTTCCATTTGGACTAGATAAAATTAATCTTTCACCTGTGGCTATTTCTAAATCTTGCCTTTTCTTTCTATTTAACAAATCACTATCTTCTATTTCCCTATTTCTTTCAATTTCAAAATTTGCATCATATTGAATAGGGGGTGGTTGTAAATTCATTATCTCTTTCCTCCAGCCACAGCATTAACTCTCATTGTGCCAACTCTCCAATCACCACTAACATTATTTACTTTCATTCGTATTTCTCTACCTTGCAATCTTACTGATGTTGGATTTTGTAAATTAAATGAACCATGTGATGTTTCTGTTCCATTAGGATAAAATCTAGTTTTAAATTCTAAATTAACTTGACCTTGTATTTTTTCATCTGGAATAACTTGGTTTATATGCATTATTTGATCACCATTACCAATTTGGACTGGTCCAGATTGAGCAAATGGAGTTGCATTATCTCTTAACTCTCCTACCTCATGCTCTACTAACATATACTCACTTCTATTTAATATTGCTTTATTAAAAGTTCCTAATGATTGATTTACGTTTGCTCCAGTATTGTGAGCAACATCACTTGCATTAGTCACAAGTTTTACAATCCCGCCTGTTAAAAAACTTGGTCTATTTGGGTCTGCTTCTACTTCAACAATTTTATTTGTAGTTGTTGATGGGTTTGTTCCACCAGCTCTTAATCCTAAAAATGAACCTTTAATTTCACCAGTTGACATTGATGTAAGACTATCACTTATATTATTTAATCCTAATCCAAAATTAATTCCTGCATAAGTATTTAATAATCTTAAAACATTTACTGCCGTTACTTTTGTAAAACTTTTAGCAGTTTCATAAAATGTTACAGAATTTGTAAATGTTCCATCACCTCTTATTTCAATAACCTCATTTTGAGAAATACCATTTCCATCTAATCCTACTATTGTAACTTGATAAAGAAACCCAGAACCAACTCCATGCACACTTGAAACTCTATATTTTAGTTTTTGATTTGGGAAAACAATACTTTCATAAGTTGTTCCGCTTGCAGGCACAGCTAAATGACCTAATGTTTTTGCTCCTGCACTGTTTGTATCAAGTAATGATAAAGTATTATTGCCAACATTAAATGGTAAGTAACCACCAAAAGTTCCACTACCATATCCTGTTATATCATGTCTTTGTGTTACAAACATCCCAACATCTTGAACATTAGCATCAAGGTTTCCAGATGATGTATCTATTTTTAATGAAAATTTATTTCTAGTTAAATTGTTTTCATAATATAAAGAGGTTGCATAAATTGGATGGGTAAACACACCTGCATCAATTCCAGATGTTCTACCTAAATCTCCAATACTCCATGTATTCTGTTTATAATTCCAAGATACATAGCTATCATTTTCATCTGTTGTACTTGGGTAAAACCATATCACTTCATCAAATTTAGCATTAGCAATAGCAGTAACTTTACTTTTTTGATTTTCATTTATTCTATCAAAAACATGATCAGATACATCACATTTTAATTCTTGCACCCTACCACCAGCAAATAAATGAAATCCACTTTTACCCATCCAAACTACACCTAAATCAAGTTCTACAGATGCTTGACTAGAATACACTCCACAATTTGATCCTACTCTTTGAACACTATGCACAAATGGTTGACCTATATATTTAGCAGTATGAGCATCTTGATCGGTAAGTATTATAATTCCACCTCTTATTTTTTCTGCACATTTTATTGTGCCTTGAGTTTCTAAAGAAATACTGCCAGCTTGATTTGTAGCTAAACTATTCCAAACAGTTATGTTTTCTTGGTCAGACCAAAATATTTCTCTTCTTTTAAATGCCCATAAAAATCTTTCATCACTAACACAAATAGCCACAACATTAGTAGGTGAATTAGAAACTTGAGTAGCAATAGATGAACTACTTAATGACCATTGATATACTTTGCCATCATCAGGACTATTGGCAATTAATGTTTCACCAAAAGTTGAAAGTGTCCATGATGTTGCATCTTGTAATTGAGATGATGTATTAACTGGCGGTGCATTATAAATTCCATTTCCGTAAAAACCTGACCCATAACCTGTCATTCCAGCCGCAGATAACCTACCTGTTGTAAATGGATTTGGAGTAATATCATAAACAATATTATTGGCTGTAACAGCAAATAAATGTTGATAAGTTCCTACTGCCATATATCTTGAGCCACTATTTGAAACCCATGCTATCATTCCTCTGATCGGATTATCCCATGCTCTGCCAGTTCTATTTCTCCATCCGCCAACAGGTTTCATAGAATTATCATGCCACCTTACTAAGTTAGCATCATTCCATCTGCCCATTGCTTGCAAGTCTGTACCATTTTTATACACACCTGCTTTTATATCTAAAGGTAATAAAGCCATTAATTAAACTTCCATGCTCTCACTAATAAATCCCATTTTCCTACTGCTTGCCCATTTGTATACGCACCATTTGAATTAGTTTTACTAGGTAAATAATAATAACCAGTTGATCCATGATATACTCTTACTTGAGTTGTTGATGTAGAAACAACAAAAGCCACACTATTAGTTTCTGCCCAATGGTCATGGGATAAAACAATATCTCCGACAGAATAACCTAAATCTGCACTTGTGCATTTGTAAGATATTGAAATTGCATCTGGATGATCACCTAAACCATGTGTCCATGTTGTGTATTGATTTGCAGATGGTGTAACAGTTAATTCAGCAAAACTTGGTTTAGAACTAGTTACCATGTTTGCTACTGTTACAATTGTACCAGTATAATCATTTGGAGTAAAAGTAAAAGTTCCATTACTATAACTTAATGACGCAGTGTTTTGAGCTGTATTTGTACTCACATTAAAACTATTTAAATTTAATCCAGTACCACTATCATCAGTTGCAAACTCTAATGCCCCAGAACTATTTACTTTTAGAATTTGACCCTGACTACCCATAGTATTTGGTGTATCAGAATTGTCTAAAATTGATGGAGTTGCAAATTCAGTTGCATTAGCAGAGGTATTCATTCTCATTATTTGTTTAGATGTTCCTAATGAATTTGGAGTATCTGTTAAATTTGAACTTACAATACTTGTTGGAACAGAATCAGAAACAGTTTTTATAGTTTGATCTATTGTATCTAAACCAGTATTAATTGTACTGCCCCAGGTATTTTCTGACCCGCCAACATCTGGTTTTTGGATATTATAATTTGTAGTCGTTGCCATCTATTAAACTCCTATTATTGAAATGGTAGTGTATTTGTCCATATTTCATTTGGAACTTGAGGTATATCTGTCCAAGTTTCATTAGGTTTAGGAATTACACCCCAATTTTCTGTTATAATGGGTTCATCTTCCCAAAACTCTTTTGCATTAACAGTTAATGAACTTTGAGATGAAAATGGTATTACTGTTGATTGAGTTCTTAAAAGACTAGACACAAAAGACACTTGAGATTGCATAGGTGCTTGCATTTTAAATTTAGCTTTAAAACTACCAAATAATGTTACTGTTGATAATGCTTGAACTTGTGCATCTCTTATTCTCAAGATTGTACTTGCTAAAGATGTTTGAGTATTCATGTTTGATACTGCGTGTCTTATCCTTAAAATACTTAAAGATAATATTGACTGTGATATATTATCAACATTTATTCTACTTACTTTTATTGGAATTACACTAGCAGATGTTTGAGATACCATATTTGTAGGTGCTAATCTAATTCTACTAGCACTTACATTAAAAAATAAATTATCTGCTAAATTAGCATTATCTAACCTTACTCTTTTTGCAAGTAAGGATGTTGCTGTTTGTGAACTTAAAGATGTAGAACAAAAAATTATTTTTTCAATATTTGTTCCTAATGTTGATTGACTAGAAAAAGGAACACTAGCAAATCTTGTAACACCCATATTTGCAGATGCACTTGTATTGCAAACCATATTTATCTCAATAGCTTTTAAACTACCTGCTAAAGATGCAAATGGTGATTGTGAGTATGTTCCGAATCCAAACATTATAAATCAGTACCATCCTTAAAGGGTTCAATAGTTTTTAAATATTGATAACATTTACCAATAAAACTATCGGCTGTTTGTTTATCAATTTCTGTTACATCTACTGCTACCCACTTTCCACTTATAGTTGGTTCTCCTATATCACTATCTTTTGATGGAAAACCTAAAACTTGTATTTTTACAATCCAATCTGCATTTTTAAGTGGGTCATGGTCAGCATTGTTTTCTTTATATCTAATGACTATTGCATCAGCTATTCTATGATAAGTATTTTCTACTTTAATGCCTATGCAATGTTGAAAATTAGTATCTTTAGCTTCAGTTGTTTTTTGTATTGCCATTTAACTATTTCCTTTAATTTGATCTTCTAATTCTCTAACTTTAGCAGATAATTCTTTAATTGCGTTTATTAATGGAAATACAAATGCATCCTCATGTATTTCTCTTACTCCCCATTTATCTTTTGAAAAACCTTGAAAGTTATCTATTCCTAGTTCTTCTAATGCCTTTTCTACATCTTGAGCAATTAACCCTGTCCTAACTCCCTTTCTTGTTTTTAATGAGTTAGGAAGATCATCTTCTGTTTCACATCTTAAATCTGGTTTATAATGTGCAAGTTCTTGATCATTATTATCAATCTCTTTGTAGCTTTTGTATTCAAAAGTTAAGGGTTCTAATTTTTCTATAAATTCTAAACCTATTGTTGTTGTTCCAAAATTTTTTTTAACTCTTAAATCAGATGAAGCAGATCCCCAAGAACTTCCACCACTACCATCAGATGTTATTTGTTGCCCATTAGAACCAGTACCAGTTGGCAAAGTATAAGTTTCTGCTACTTTAACTACAGCAGATGTATTGCCTAAAGACACAGAGTAATTTTGAAAACTATTTATCTGATTGCCAAAAACATAGGCCGCTTGGTGATCACTCCTAGCTTGATAACCCATTGCAACTCCCCAAGCTTTATCAGTATGACCATAAGCACCAAAACTAAAATGCATATTCCCATTTGATCTAGCACCATATAATGAGGATTTAGATTGATTACTAATGCCAGTTCCCCAATTACCAGCTGCGTTTCCAGATTTTCCTACTGCAAAATGTCCCTCTCCACCATGTATTCCACATTGATCACCTATAGCAAAACTATAACCATTACCAGTTTGCACAGTACTATCATGTCCTATTGCAACTGATCTTGGTTGAGATGATCCGACTTGTGGAGCTGTATAAGTATTGTACGGTCCGCCAGTTAAATTTTCATCATAAAGATTTATAACAGAACCAGATTGAACAGTTGACCATTGAAGCCCTCCATTTTGATATTCTAAATATTGTCCATTAGAGCCAGTATTTGAAATATCAAGTTTTGCTTCAGCTATAGTGTCATCTGTAATCATGGCATTTGTAATTACATTATTTGCAATAGTTGTTGCACCATCTCCACTAGATGTTACATGACCACTATGATTAGGATGTGTATAATTAATAACTGGCTGTGTTAATTTTGATTTACCGATATAACTCATTTGGGGTATTTATCCTTTACTGCCTTAATTTTATCTTCCATCTCTTTTGGGAAAACTCCTGCATGATATAGTGCATCTAATTGATCTCCGATATACGGATACTCATTGCGTCTATTTTGATGGACTGTATCTAAAGTATTTTCTGAATATTTTGAACTATATGCATCTGTATCAAAAGTAGCAGTCTTATTAGTTTCATCTATATTTACACAAGAAAAATCAAAATTATCATATTCTTTTTGAGTTAATGAAAGTGTAGCAGTAAATTGCTCTAAATCTTGCCCATTAGAGTGTTTAGGAATAATAGACGCAGGATTACCACTTTCATCAGTCATTACATACGACCATTTTGAATTTTCTCTTTTAAATAATATTATTTTAAATTCTGCCATATTTTTACTTTCCATAAATCATATGTGCTTTTGAACTTGCGTGTTTTTTTAAATACCAAGAACTAGATGCAGATGTAAAAACACCTGACCCAGTACAATAAAATCCATAACTATATTTGTATCCCCAAGTTCTAAACCACGGAGTCGGTTCACCTAGATTTCTAAGTTGCACCCAAAAAACTGAATTATTTACCCAGCCACTACTACTAGTTCCCATTGGTAAACCTTGATGGGAATTGTAATTGCACACTAAACCATAAAAACTAAATGCCCAACTACATTCAAAACCATACCCCTCAACCCCTACACCAGTTGATCCAGCAGAATTTGTAGCTACACCCCATGCAGACCTATCATTACTACCACTACCCGTATTGCCACTATGATAAAATAAAACAGCATCAACATCAGTATAGGCCGATATATTATAAGTAGTACCAGCTGCATGACTGCCACCTGTCGGATTAGTGTCATTGTGTTCTTCAGATATAACTGTCCAACTACTACTACCCCCTCCGCCAGATGGTGCTTCCCATGTCATGCCACCAGTATTTCCTGATCTTGCAACTAATACATGACCGTCAGTTGGAGAGTTGCTACATTTAAGATTAGCTTCGTCTATAATATTATCTGCAACTGTAGTTGCTCCATCTGCTACTGATGTAACCTCACCAGTATGATTAGGATGCTGATAAAAAATTGGGCTTTCACCGATATAACCTATTCCCATTACGTTTGCTCCAATAAACTAATAAATGCATCTGCATTTCCAGATGAACTTGAATAAATTTGTATAGTGTCAGATGTTTCTAAAACTATCTTTTGATCTCCACCAACAACTACTAAACTACCACCAACTAAAATTGGTGCATAATTCACAATTGTATAATATGCACCAGCAGAACTATCATATACTCTTACCCCAACTGTTATGCTAGAACTTGATGAAATATTAGCTATTGTCATTCCTATAATTGTTGCTGTTGTGCTTGATGGACAAGTATAAGCAGTTGTAAAACTTGTTCCTATACTTGCAAGACCTTTATTCTTAAATGTATTTGCCATATTTAAATCCTATCCACATTGAAATGCAAGAGCCGTTGCGTCTGATACTGATATTCCACTACCACCACCACCACCTCCAGAAACAGTCTGCCAAGATGGTGCTGAGCCACTACCATTAGATGTTAAAACTTGTCCACTAGATCCGTAATTTGTTCCACCGATTCCAATTTGACCTGATGTGCCTATGTGTAAAGCATCATTTCCACCACCTTTTAAAATGGTTGTGCCGTCTGCCCTCATTTCTTGATGGTAATAAGATTGAGTACCTAATCTAAATGTATTATCTGATGCTAAACATAACATTGAACCTCTAATATTTGTATTAGAGCCAGGTTGTGCTATAAATATTCCAGACCTAGTATTAGCTGATGTTACTGTTATAGCTGCCTCTGATGTACCATGTACATGAAGATTATTTAATGGACTGTTTACGTTTATACCAACTGCATCTTGAAAAGTAGCACCAGCATTAAATAATGCTTTCCCTGCCTCTGACATATCAAGTGTAAGAGCAGTTACTCCAGACCCACCATCATTACCTTGAATAATGACATCACCATTAGAAACTTCATTTTTTATAGTGACATTATTTGATGCAAACCCACCAATAGTTCCAACAAGTGTGCCATCATCTTTTAATAAAATATCACCCCCACCTGCATCAAAAGTTATATCTCCTGCAACATCTAAAGTAAAATCACCACTAGATAAACTTTGTGTATTTCCACTAAAAGTTATATTTCCAGTTGAACCACCACCACCACTTACTGTTGCCCAAGATACAGTTCCAGAACCATTAGTTTGCAAAACTTGATTTGTTGCACCATCTGATGTTGGCAAAGTAAAAGCACCAGCCACAGTAACAGCACCAGTTGATTCAATTTTAAGTAATTCAGAATTAGAATTATTTGAAAAAACTATTGGGGCAGTGCCTTGCTCAATATGAAAGTTTGTTTGGCTACCATCATGGTAAATATCAAAATCATTACCACTTCCCCATCTAATTCTTGTATTGTCATCTGCTTTTAAAACATTGCCTGCTGAATACCAAACAAGGTCATAATTATTACCCCGTAATTGAAAATCTATGCCATAGTTATTTTGACCATCAAATGTAAACATACTGTCTACATGAACAGTAGCACTATTATTAAAAGTTACTGCACCAGTAAAAGTTCCTCCGCTAGTTGGCATCCCACTTGAGCCACCACTAACAGTTTGCCAAGTAGGAGCAGAACTAGAACCATTACTTGTAAGCACTTGACCACTTGTACCATAATTCGCTCCAGATAATCCTATCTGCCCAGATGAACCTATACGAAATTTTTCACCACTTTGAACCGCTAATCGTATATCTTCTCCCCTAAAACCTAAAGGTTTTAATGCACTACCACCTGTATTTGATACTTGTAATGCTAAATTGCCACTACCTACCTCACCTACATTATCATTAATTGTAAGTTTAGCATTAGTGCCAGATGTAACTGATATATCACCACTAAAATCACCACCAGTTTTTGGCATATATGTAGAGGTTGCATTTGATTGAGTTAAATAGGTACTAGATGCATTAGATTGAGTTAAATAGGTGCTTGATGCATTAGACTGCGTTAGATAGGTACTAGACGCAGAGGATGTAGTTAAATAACTTGCTAAAGCACTTTCATTTGCTAGAGGTATCCAATTTCCACCGTGGGCAAAGTAACCTTTTCCTGTTGCATGGACATGGGCGAACATTCCGTGCTGATTAGTCGCTGATGGTAGGTCACCTGTAGTTGCATACATATTTGCAAATAAAACTTTCCCAGTGGTAGAAATGTCATTTGACCCCATATCCAGATCACCAGTCATTGTCCCGCCACTCAACGGTAATTTAGTAGCAATACTATTAGTCACAGTGGTAGAAAAACTAGCATCATCTCCTAAAGCAGATGCTAATTCATTTAAAGTATTTAAAGTTCCTGGAGCTGAATCTACTAGGTTACTTACTGCTGTTGAAACAAATTCTGTTGTTGCTAATCTTGTAGTTGAATTGCCAGCTGTTTGAGTTGGAGCAGTAGGGTTCCCAGTTAAAGATGGTGATGAAAGAGGTGCATAGGTACTTGCAATAGATGATGTTGTTGAATAAGAACTTAAATCTACTGTTGGAGTTTGCCATGTTGGAGCAGATGTTGAACCATTACTTGTTATACATTGTCCAGCAGTTCCATAATTTGTACCACCTAAACCCCATGCTCCATTTCCAGAGCCACCACCATTTATTCTAAATTTTTCTAATCCATCTACTGCCATTACTATTCTTGAATTATTAGCTTGGTTCATACCATCTGCTAATAACCACATTGTTCCAGATGCATCACCTTGTAATTGTACTACTGTACTACTAGGTGCTGTTGTATTTCTAAGAGTTATATTAGGGTCAGTAGATTTATAAATATTTATTCCAGAAACTTGGATATTATCTACAAAAGTGGTTTTGCCATTTTGATCAGCAACAGCAGACCTTGATGCAGGTAAAGTTATAAAAACGTCTTTTGTACCAGCTCCAAAATTTACAGCATTATTTGAATTTGAACTTTCATAAACAGTAGTTCTTGCAAGTGTACTTGTCGAATTATTCCATGTACCTAAACCAGTTTCAAAGTTACCACTAGCATCAGTAATTGCATAAGTAGTTGTATCCCCATCTGATATAGCACTTGAAAAAGTTTGAAACCCTTGACTAGTTCCAGACAAAACCATGTTTGTTGTACCAGTCGTTGTACTTGTTTGCTTTACTCTATCCTTTACTACAAATGCCACAGTTCACCTCTTAGGTTAATGTTATAGTTAGATCACCAGATGCTATTTGCAAAATATCAGAGGTCTGTATATCTTTTGTGTTAGTCAAGTTTGCATATGCAATTAAATTACCACCACTACTTGCGTCAAAAATTCCTGCTACTGCTACTGTTCCCCAGTTACCTGTGGCAGTCGGGAAAGTTATAACTGCATTGTTTGAACCAACATTTCCTGTAATTGTAAATGCTATAACTTTTCTAGTGTATCCGTTACCAGATATTTCTGTTCCAGATGCACTATCACTCGGCCCGTTTCCTGACGTAAATAAACCAACATACCAAGCACTAGGTCTAGTAACACTTGATGATGTTAGTAGCCAGTTTAATACCCGATTTTCAAACGTATCTGTTAATGCGTCGCTCATAATTAATAACTCCTTATCCTTAGTTTAAGATTGCTTGCACTATGCCTTGTATTATCACTTTCACCCATAACTGCGTTTATTGCACCTTGATAAGCAGTACCCCAAACAGCCATACGTTCATCATTTTGAAGATATGGGGATGCTTGTAATAAAGAACCATATAAGTACAAATCTGGTTGCATTGCTAATAACCAATTACTTGTATTACTATCAGATAAAGATGGTATCTGTGCATAGTACAATATTTCACCTTGATAACTTGCATCTGGGCTTGGCCAGACTTCAATTAAATTAGACACATGGGCAAAATATTGAGGTTTACCCTGTGCATCATTTCCATCCATTCTTAATTTGGCAATCTCTTCTGCTGATGTTTGTTTTAATAATGTTTTGCCTGTATCATTTAAATGAAAGCGAACAGTTTGTAACCAGTCAGGTGGAGTTGCACTATATTGAGTATCAATATTAGCAGTTGCTTTTTCTTGCATTTTATAATGTCTTAATTCTCTATTTAATTGAGTTTCTGCTAATTTAATAAAATCAGGTATCACATTAGTTAGATCATTTCTATTTAACCAATCAGCTATACTTAATTTTAGATTTGCAAAACTATCCAAAGCCATTAAAAACCTCTAACTAATAATTTTTTATAATCTGGATCTTGTAATTTTTTTCTACAATATTCCATAAATTCTTTACTGCCTAAACCTAACCCACTTTCTTTTGACCATTGTTCTGCTAGAACTAATGGTATTTCTCCTACATAACGCATCCGACTATCTCCAAAATGATTAGGTAGGTCACTTGTGTTTAAGTTGTGAATATGCTGAAGAATAGGCTGTACATCTTGTTCCCTTTTGACATACAGCTTATCTTCATCCTCAATTATATTTGTTTTAACAACCATTATTTTTTAATTTCCCATGCTTCGTTCACATCAGGAGTATTAGGGTCATCTTTTTTAAAGTACCCTTTTTTATTTCTTGCCCTTACTTTCTTCCCGTCAATTTCACCCCAATTATTTTTAACTATTTCATCAGCTTCTGATTGCGTGACTTCAATAGTTTCACCCTGCATTGTGGCACGACCATTAAAAAATGGTCGCACCTCAGTGGTTATTTTAACCGATACAGTCATTAACTTGTAGCTAGATCGGCGATTATACCATTAGCAGTTTCATAAGCATAAAAACCCATCTCCATTGAGATTAAACGTCTTTCACTATGACCTGTTCTAGCCAATGGTTTTTGTGTTAAAGGTTGCAAGGTTGCAATATGTAAATGCTCAGGGTCTAGCACAAAACAATCTCTGCCCCTACTAAATCTTGATGGCATCACTGTCAAAGTTCCGAAATCGGACTCGTAGACACTGAAACCTGCTACTATTGCTCTTCTACCAGCTGGAGAATTACTATAGTCATATTGCTTAGATGCATTACCACTAAACGCAGATATTGCTTGCTTAACATGAGAGCCACAAACAATATTAGATGGTTCAGCTCCATTTTCCCAGCATGATGCAACTACATCCGCTAACATTGCTTCAGTTATTGCTCGTACATTACCAGCACTTGCATCTGTTGCCGCAGCATTAGGAGTTCCACCACTTAATGTTGGATTTGCACCGCCAGTTCCGCGTGAAACATTTGATGTTAACCAAGCTGGTAAACCGGGAGTTACTCTAGCTGTAGCACCGTTCGCTGCACCAGCATTGGCTGCCTTATTAGCAGTTATTGATGCTTCTGCATCCCGTTTAATTTCTTTTGTCTTAAAAGCAATTTGCTGGGCTAAAGTCTGCGCGTTGGCTACACCGTTTACTGCTTCATCAGTCGTGGAAACTTCAACAACTTTATCACTGATTTCTGTGTAAGTTCCTTTTCTGACTGGCAAAGTTCCTGCGTCGTTAGCTGGGCTGGCTTCACCCTCTGCCACTTGATTAGCGGAACTAGCTGCGGCTAATGAAATCTCAGCAAATTCCACATAAGTATTTCCAGCTTTTCTTTGTTTACACATTGAAAAGACAGGGGTTTCTGTCGGTGAGATAGATTTCAGCAAATCGCTGATATCTTCTCTTATGGTCGTTACGTCGTAGGTTTCGACCGTTCCTGTATTTTGAGCCATTGTATATCCTCCTTAAATTAACATTAACTCGTTGCTAATAACCAGTTCGCGGCATCATCCACAGAACCAGTTTCTTGTAATTTAGCAGTAGCATCTTTAATTGCTTTAGATTTTTGAGAGGTATCAACTTTTTTAGCACCAGGTTTAATGTTCAGAGGTCTAGCATTTGTAACCTTACTATCAATATTTCCTTTTTTAGTAAGTTCTTGATATTTACGAGCATCATTTAAAACTCTAATTGCTCTACTATCAATTATATTTGCTATTTCTTCCTCACTAAACCCATAACTAGCACCAGCATCAACTAATTTGCCACGCATCGGAATTGCTGTTTCTTGATTTGCAAATTCTGGAATAGCTTTTTTTAATGAATCAGCTTCTTGATCTAAATAAGTTTTTAAAGCTTTATCATTTTGTGCTTGCTGTTCCTTTTTAATTTTTTGTTTTTGCATTTCAAGTGATCTTTTTTGCTCTACAGCATCAATCCATTTTGCATGATCAATACTATACTGAATAGGATCGGCATCAGCCATTGCAATGTCAGGCTTTTTAATTTCAACTTGATTAAGTTGGTTCTGATATTGTTCTAAAGCAGTTGCAAGTTGCTCCCGCTCTTTTTGTAGTTCTGCATAAGTTTGCTCAGCTTGTTTTTTAATTTGAGCGGTCTTTTGCATTTCTTTCTGGATATATTTTTGACCCGAAGCTGATTGTCGGAGTTGGTCGAGTGTCCATTGTTCTTCTACCCCATCTACTTTAACAGCATATGTTGCAGGTGTATTTTCAATATTCTCTTGTACTTCTAATTGCTCTTCGGTTTCAATATTATCTTCAGTATTTTCAATGCTAGTATTTTCACTAGCATCAATAGGTGCATCATCAACAGATTGCTCTGAATCAGCTGTTTGATTAGGTGTATTTGGATCAGCTAGTAAGGATGCTGTTGCTTCCTCAATTGATCCTTGCTCAGGGTTTGTCGTTTCGTTCACGGTGCAATTCCTTTTTGTTTAGATTTCTTTCTATTTAGCATTTCATAATCCGCAATAGCAGTTGTTAATTCATGTTCAATAGAACTTATAGCCAAAATAACTGAATGTGCCTTTTCACGGGTTTCAATATCTTTTTGGCTAGACGCAAGAAAAGTAGAAATTTGTTGATCTCTAACTCTCCCAATTGCTTCTTTAAAAGCTTTACTTTCAAGCAACTGTTTTGCCTGATCTGCTTTAATTCTCATGTCATTTGTCATTGCATCTGCCCCCTATTATTTCTAGGTGCATTTTGCATTTCTTTAATTCTATTTTGATCAACTTGAACACCATATTTTGCTAAAGTTTCTGCAGCCTTTAACACTAATTCTTGGTCAAGTTCATCCCTCTTCCTATCATCTTCCATTTCAAGTTTTTTATTCTCTAATTGTAACTTTGCCATATCTGATTGCATCTTAGATTGCGATTTAATCTGCTCTGCATTCATCATTGCCTGTGCTGGATCCATTGGTTTTGGTTGACCTTGTGCTTGCTGTTGTGCTTGCATCATCATTTGTTGCTCAACCTGTGGGTTCATAGGATTAAAATACCTTTCAGCATTTCTCATTCCAGCATTTGCTAAAACGTCTGCCAATGTGTTCCTTATTTGAGTTAGGGTTACTAAACCGTTGCTCGGTCCGTATTGTTGAAAAATTTGTTGTTGTATTCCTAAAACTTGTTGCAAAGTTGCTTGTTTTTCTTCAACTTTTCCTGTGCCTAATCCTACACTTATTTCTAAATCCATTTCAGTATTCCATGATCTAGGGTCAATAGGCACAAATTGACCATTTAAACGCATCATTTCTTCTTTTTTGCTATTTTTTACAACTAAATGTAAAATTTTTCTAAAAAGTTGAGTTACCCCACCCTCTGCAAGATTTCTTGCAATTACCTCTACTTGACCTTGAGCCGTAGTAATATGATGATCAACTGCACTTTTTGTTGTACTTTGTAAAACGTCTGCATTTAATCCAACATTTGTTCCAGCTACCCCACTTTTTTGATCCACTACTTTATCTAAATATTGTAATGCTCCTAATGTATTTCCTGCTGTAAAAGGTATAGAAACTGGTGTAATGGCACCGGGTTGCCGTGTTCTTATAATTGCTCCAACTTCATTGTTCAGCACATCATCTAAATTTACCTGACTATCTACTACAGATAATCTTGGAGTATTAACTAAAGCAACATTATCAAGAACACCTCTTAAAATACTTGTTGATGCATCCTGATCATCCATAAGCATCCCAACTATTGACCTACCCCAAACAGTATGGGGTTCTGGGTCACACTCAAAAACAGCAAAAGGTTGTTGGTCACATGGCATATAATCTAATAATTTATATTTTGATCCACCCATTATAAATTTATGTAAAACAGGAACACCTACACCATCAACATCTAAACGCATATAGCATTCTGTAACACCAACAAGTTTTGATGTTGGGTCAATTGTATTTTCACTATCATCTTTATTTTGTGTAAAGCCAGTTCTTGCCCTATATTCTTCATCATTTTGGCTATCATCATCATGTGCATTAAGGTTATAAACTTCATCAAAATCAAACCCCATTGCAACTAAATCACCTACTGTTTTATTAACTCTATGACCAACAACATAAGCAGTTTCTATATCTTTTGCATTTCTATCAACAAAAAACTCTTCAGGTGGAACACTATCAATTACACAATCACCATAATCTGTTGTTCTACTTATTTTGACATTGTGAATAGATTTTTCAATTTCGTTCCCACTTGCTTGATCAGTAACCATAGTTTGCACCGTGCTATGTTCAACCAATTCAACATTTTCATCGGCAACCAAAAAATTAAATTCATCATCATTAAGATTTGTATATGTATAAACTTGAGTATCTTGCTTATCATCATAATATACCTTTAATATCCCTAGACGTTTAACAAGAGCATCTTGAAAAGCATCATTGAGCAGTTTAAAATAATTCATTCTATGGAGTTTAAAATTAATAAATTGTGTCATTTGTTGAGCAACAGCAACATCTTCTGGCCCTTTTGGGATAAATTCAACAGGACTACCTGCACCTAAAAAGACCCTCATTAAACTAGGTTTTATTGCTCTAACTGCATCTCTACATTTTGTTGCAACAACTCTTGACCTGCCTTCCTCATAACCAAGCCGTGTTTTTCCATCAAAATATTGTTGGGATAATGTTCTTTCTGGAACTATCTCTGAATCTATAAAATCCACAGCATCTTCAATGGCAGTTGCAACTATACTTTCAATTTGAGAGGGTTCAAGTGGTGCTAATTTTGTCAATTTTAATTTCCATCTTTAAAATGTTTCTATTATATCACTACTAACATTCTATCACTATTCTTTTATCTACACGGACTACCTTTTTACGGTCGTACCTTTTTTTATTTGGAATAACCTGTTTTGCTTTTCTATTTTGCAACATTGCCCTAGCCACAGGATTAATTTTTCTAATTTCAAGTTTTTTCACCATTTGGAATTATCTGACAAAAGGGTTTTGCTTGATAAACTTGTGGAAAAGTTAAAGCTTTTTCTGCCTTTTGAATAGATACCTCAAAACATTTTTCTTTATTTGGATACAATTCTTCTCCAGTTATCAAAACACAACTTTTAGCCATAGGTGATGAACAAAGAAGAATTATAACCATCCACATTTTATTTACCCAATTCCCAGTGCGGACTATCTATAAAAGGAGTTTTGCCCTGTTTCCTGCGTAAATCTGTGTATTCCATACATAATTCCTCACAAGATTTTTTATGATGATCCAAATGTAAAAGATTATAAATGTGCCAACAAGCACCCCATCTTAATTTTACTCCTTTTTCTCTACTAGCTTTTAAAATTGCATCACCAGCTGTAAAATAACAAGGTAGTTCCCATGATAATCTACCATCTACATAACAAAAAATATCAATGGCATGGCTAAACCCATCAACCTCTTGAGGTAAATGTTTGCTATTCATGGTTTTAGATGCTTTTGCTGCGACCAATTTAGCCTGCTCACTTTTTGTACGAACACCACAAGAAATTCCAAAATCAATAGTAGAAATTTCAATAGCATCTTTAAAAACGTCAACTAAATCGGGATGTACCCCTTCTAGCTTTGATAATGACTTTGTTCCGAACTTGTAACCCATATTTTTGTTTTCCTTTCAATCTTGTTACTGGCATCCTGCGTTTTCCTAAATATTCATTTGAATACCTAAAAATTTCACCACTTTTTGCAACTCCAATATCTTGCTGTAAGTTTTGACGGTGGGTTTGTATCGCATCTGTGCCTTGCTCTAAAGCTTTTTTTTCTTGCTGGCTCATTTTTTCTTATTTTCATATTCGGGTCACCAAATCTAACTAATTTAACTTGATCACCTTGTTTTGCTAAGACTGCAAATTTTTTACTTTTACTTGGAGTTCTTTTTGGTTTGTTATAACCAGAAAATCTTTCACCCCTATATTCAATACTCATTATTTTCTTTTCTTTGCTTTAGGTTTTTTGGCTGTTTTGGCGGCTAAAGCAAATTGCATAGCAGTTGGTGAACCTTTTGTTCCTGGCTTTCTCATTTTTTCACCACTACCTGCTTTAATTCTTCTGCGTTTTGCATGAATGTTTGCATATAAACCTCTTTTACCTGCCATTTTTAAATTCCTTTCATTTTTTAGTGTCAATTTTCTTTGTTTTATCGAATGATCTCATTCCAGCTATGCCAAGCATACCAAATAACAATGGCATCATTACTGACATATCTGCTTGAGGTATTATAATCCCAAAACCTGCACATATTGGAGAAACTAAGTAATTTACAGCTAAACTTACCCCACAAATCCACCCTATCAACGGTCTCCAGCTTGATTGAAACCAATTACCTTTTGCATCTTCTTGTAAAACCTTAATTTGAGCCATTGCCTGCTCATGTGCTTGTTTTTCCGCTAATGTTGCTAGTTCCTGTGCTAATTTTCTTTGTAAATCTATGTCAGGAACGGCTTTTTCAATAATTTTAGACACAGGTTGTAATAAAGATGTTATTAGGCTCATTGATAAATCCCCTCTATAGTGTCTGCCCATGAATTTAATTCAATATTTTCTTTTAAAAATTTTGAACGGGCAATTCTTTTAGTTTTTTGTCCAGAAAAACTTGAAATTGGCATAAATATCACTTTTTCTAACTCTAAAGCAACAAATCCTATTGCATCACAATGATCTGTTGTTAATGGTTGTTTTTTTAACCCATATGCAGTAAAAAATTGATACCCTTTTTGTCTGCCTGTACCATCTTTTGTTTTATAATGTGAACTTTTCACTTGTAACCTTATTAACCCTTGTCTACCTCTATTTACAATAATATCTACACAATCCAAATTCACTATTTCACAAGTTTCACCAAGTTTCATAAGAGATTTTGCACATATGTATTCACCTAGTTTTCCTGTTTCGTAATTATTATTTCCCAAATCATCTTCTCATTGACTGCTCTATTCTATCTAACTTTGCATTTATATCCCTTACATGATCTTTTATTTCTTTTATTTCTCTATCATGCGTTAAATTAGTTTGTTCAAAAAGTTTTTCTAATACAGTAATTTTAGTGTAATGAATTTGTTGTTTTTGATGCATCCACCAAACAAAACCACCTACGGGCAGAACAACATATGTCATTACTTGTTCAATCATTTTTTACCCTTACCACTTAAATAATTGACTTTATTTTTTTGAAATAATTTATCTAATAATTTAATAAACCAATTCATTTTTTGCTCTCCGATTGACCTAGCCAAATTGCAAAACAACCACTAAAGCATCCAAAAATTATTGACGCAAAAGATGTTTGATTAATGGTCGGGTCTGGTAAATTTATCATCCAACTTGTAACGTAAAAAGCCATAATAGTTATGGCCAGCATCATTAATCTCGGTATTATTCTCCAATTATCAAAAAATACACTCATGCTTGTTGTTCCTTTAAAAATTTAGCAAATATAAAAATTCCAATGGTTCCAGCTACAAGAAAAAGAAATAAAATAATAATACCAAATATTTGCCAGCATAAATCTCTAAATTCAGCTTTTTTCTTCAGCATCTCTCTATGATTTGCTCTTTCTTCAGCAATCATTTTTTGTAAATTTTGCCACTGACTCATTTTACCGTGTAGCATGAAAGTTTCCCGAAGTCTGTCTCTAGCTTGTTTCAATTCTTCTTGTTTAAAAAATTTATCAATGGCACTAGCTTCAGTTCCAGTAAATCTATTTAAAAAACTATTTTTTTTCCTATTAGCACCAAAATTCAATTCTGCTTCTGCTTTAGCATATTTAGTTAATGGACCAGATAAGCCAGCAACATCTTTACCTGCTTTAATAGCACTACTTATTGCTCCACTGGCTGCAGTAATCGCGGATATGGCACTAATAGGGTCAATCATTTATTTTTTAGAACCTTTTGGTTTTGGGGGTCTACCTTTTTTAGTTCCATAAGTTCCTTTTCCTGACGGCATTTACAATACTCCTTTTAAGTTTCTTTTTAAGGGTTTATTCCATCTATTCATATGACCACCCCTTAACGCAATCATATTATCATGTGCCATAACCAAACATAAAGCATCTGCCCTATCTGGAGATGACAAACCTCTTTTTCTCATTTCATCTTTAGATTCAGCTTTTGCTTTACCATTAGAAGAAAAACTATATTTAACAGAAACCATTTCACTAACAAGTTTTTGATCATTAGGCAGTTTGCAATCCCTATTCTCTAAAAATGCCTTGAGTTTAAACCATAATTCACTCCTTAAATTTGTATAATTATTTTTCATAGACGGACTTTCACTTACATTAATGCCAATAGCGGGCAAACCAAGTTCAGCTAATCTATCAACACAGCCAGCTCCTAAACCAATACTATCTACAAAAATTTGAGCAGGTTGTTCTGTAGGATGCAATGCATCATATTCAGCTTTTACTCTGCCACAAAGTTGCATTAAATCCAAACCTTTCCATGTCATTACATCTTGGATAACATTGCCTTTACGTTTACATAAAGCACTACTGTCATTTCCAAATCTACTAACATCTAAACCCCATGTTATTTCAGCACTTGGATTTTCTTCTATTTCTCTTCTTATTGCTGATTCACATAAATGATATGGAATAATAGTATCATCATCTGTTTTAGGAAAATCACCCATAACGCGGACTAAAAATGCATTACTCTCTTCTCCATATCTTTCTTTCATTTCCTCAACAAAATCTTGAGTAACTAACGGACTATCTAAACAACTCCATCTTCTTTTCCACCAAGTTGATCTAGGTGACATTTGAGTATCAAAAAAAGTTCCACTAGTTCTAGTCGGGTTAGATAGTAAAAGAGTGACACAATTTTTTCCAGACATTGACCCACTAGCTGCTTCAAAAGTTTTTTCATGCACAGCACTAGCTTCGTCTGCTACAAGTAATACACTTGCTCTTGGGCCAGATGCATGAACACCAGCTAATGCTTCGGGTTGCTCTGCTCTTGATGTTTTAGCACTTATAAAAGCTTCAGATGGACTAGCAATTAATTCAATCCTATCACTTTTAACATTTAACAAATTTTTTAAAGCAGGTGGCAGTTTTGTAATATGAGATTTTAATTCAGAAAATAATGCGTCGAACAACTGTTGAGAACTAGGCGCAGTTACAACTATCCGAATAGGGTATCTTGTAAATAACATCCAAATCATTAACCAAGATGCACAAGTTGATTTTCCAGTTCCATGACCAGAACGGACACTTAATCTCCTTTCACCCTCATTAACAGCATCTAATAATTCTTTTTGATAATCAAATGGCTCAATCCCAATAACCTCTTTAACAAACCCAATAGGATTATTTCCATACTTTTCTATAAATTCTTGAAACGGATTAGTGGACATATTCATTTCCATAAACTAAAGGATATAATTTTTTAAAATTTTCATCTGCGGCGTGTTCTAAAATAGAACAAGTTTCAATCGGATCTGCACATGAGGACACAAGATGAATATTCATGCCTTTTACACCAAGCATAATCACTTCATCAAAGTGATCACCCCTGATTCTTTCAAGTTCTTCTTTAGTCAGATATTTCGGTTGGTTTGGCATTGTCTAACGGTTTAGCATTTCTAAGAGCATCAATGTGTAAATCACCAACGGAAATATTTATGGTACTTTGCTTTTGACCATAAACTTCGGGGTTATCACAACTTGCTAACCATTTTCTCAAATTAGCTTGCTCTCTTGCTTTTGTAATTGCATTTGGACTTTCTTCTACTGAATCTATAATTTCAAGAGCCTGTTCTGCAAGAGCATCACCCCTTTCTTTGCGAGCATCTTGCAATAACTTTTTTTGCTCTGGGTCTTTATACAAACTATTAACTAATAATTTTCTACTTACTCCAAAACTCTTTGCTATCCCAGTTAAGCTGTCACCACTACAAACCCGCTCCAAAATATTTTGGAAACCACCAGATTTTTCTATGTCGGCTAACATTTGCCTTTTTATCGGTTGACCTGCCATAATTAATAATATATTTGAAAAAAATTTTTTTTCATGCTAATTATCTACACAACCCTCTATAGTGTGCTTGTATTTCTCCACCTACACTAACACTACAAAGAAAGCTATAGGGGGGGTCAAATTCTAAAAACCGAGCAGAATTTACCGTTATACCCCCATACTGATTGCTAAGTTATTGATTTTATTGGATTATGTCTGTCGCATAATATGTATTATGTTACTTTTTATTCGAACTGCCTCGCATATGCGTTCTTTTCCCGTGTGTCCCGTTGCCTAGTTGACAGGTCTAATCTCCATAAACGATAAGTTCCATCTTGTAGTTTTCGTATGCATGATGTTCCTAATGGATATACTTCATTCATAGCAGATCTTGCCCTACCTATTTCATCACTAGAAACGTCAATGCACTCATTAGGTTTCATGTCAGCCACAATGGAATAGAACTTACCTCTTTCATCACCAGTTAAATATGGTTTATGTGTTTTGTTTGTTGTCATAATCACCCTCAAATTTGCTCACATTTTTAACTAATTCTAATTGCCTATCATCTTTTTGAATAGTCACTAAAGCAATACCACAATAGTTAATAATATCTCTTAAACTATCCTCATGTTTAGGTGATTTCATTAACCTAGCTAACTTTTGTCCTATGACACAATAAATAACATCTAACATAGACAAATCATCTTTAATCTTATCTTTAAGTAATAAGTTAAAGAAATCCTTTATATCAGTATGATTTTCAATAGCATCACCATATATTTCACCTCTATCATCAAGTAGTTTAGTTGCTTCAATTATTTCACTTTGTATTGTTTTATTAATGCTCATTTTTGCTCCTTTACTATTAATCTATCTGGAATAAAAGGTAATGTTATAGGTCTTTCTTTTATCCCACCTCTTGCAACATATTTTTTACTACATTCAATATTGCAAAATCTTCTACGTTTATTGTGATATGGATACCTTACCCCACAATAAAAACATATCTTATAACCTTTAATTTTATGCACTCTCATATCAATTCCTAAAATGGTGGTTTATCATCAAAGAATTTATCAACTTCAGCGGTAACTCTTGA